CTACTTCTTGTATCCGTAGACTGCAATTGTTCCACCCGTGTAAGTACCAGAGGATGGTGTAAGCGTAAACGCTGTACTACTGGCTGCGTTGTTATCGTAGCCGCGATAGTGACCATTACTCGTATTGTTGGCATAACTGGCTTGAAAACTTGACCTACTTGTTAAAAATGGATTTTGGAGTTCAATATTTACATTGACTGTTGAAGTACCACTTGTTGAAAGAAACCATGAACCAAAAGTTGCCGCACCTGAATTAGTGCTTGTTGTTCCGTAGTTTTGATAAAGTCCTGCCCAATTGTAAGTACTACCAGCCGAACCGTTTAATGTCATTTTCATGTCTGTATCTGTTGATGCAACGATATTAGCAATGACTATTTTGTAATTGTCATAAGTTGTACTAAAAGCCCCAGTAACTGTTACTGCTGAAACTGCTGCGCCAATAGTTTGAGTTTTGATTAAAACTAATCCCGAAGCATTAGCAAAAACAGTTGCATCGATAGCGTCGCCCAATGCTTCAATGGCTGTTGCGCCATCTTTGACGTAATCAGTGCTGGTTGGTACTGGCCAGCCGTAGTTCGGGGTGGTTGTTGCCATGCTATAAATCCTGCCATTCTGTCGTAGTTGGAGTATACCCCGCCCAAGTAACGGTTGGCGCGATTTGCAGCCAAACTTGGTTCGGGTATGTCTCGGAAATTGCCGAGCAAATCAATGTCATTGTGGCTGTGTAGCGGTCAAGATTCCACTTGATGCCCTCGACAAAGCCATCAAATGTGCCACCAAATACTGCTGGCAAATCTTGTGTATACACGGCTGATCCAACGTGCATCAAAATTAAAGCATCCCGGGTGGCATCGCTAACCGTTGGGCTGTGCAGTGGCACAGTTAGTTCCTCTGGGTATGTGCGTGGGTAAGCCCGACTTTCCAAAAATGAGTTGGCTTGGGCTTGGGCATCTGCAAGGTTTTCCAGCTGCGTAGATCGAGTGCCTGATAGTTCGCCGTAAGACTGCTGGCTTGTGTAATCCGCTGCATACACCTCGGCATTGGCTTTGTAGGTCAAGGTCACGTCATTGACGATCTCTGACCACTGGGCGGCCTGTCGCAGTCCTACGGCGAGCAGGTCATCATCTGTAAGGGTAAGCGGTGTCTGTGTCGCTCTGGACGTGTAGGACTCGTAGTGAATAGACCCGTCAGGGGCTTCATAAAGGAATCCTCGACCTGATTGGGCAGCATCTTGGGCAAGTGTTAAGGCATTAGCCACACCGCTGTTGTAGGCCGTCAACTCGTATGTTCCGGGTGTATCAATGTCGGCCACCAAATCATCAACCAAAGTCTGGTTAGTTCCACCCCAGTTGGCCCATGTGGCAAGGCTGCTCACAGCTGACCAAGTAAGAGTTGGAACAACTTCCTCCCAATTTTCTAGGAATGCATCGGAGAGAATGTTTAGCACTCTTGTGCCGTCAAACTCTTTGGCGAATCCATCACCGCCAGTTGTAAAGCGATTAAGGATTGCTAGTGGGCCAACGGCTGTGATGCTGTAAACCGCCACTGATCCCTCACTGCCATAAGCATCAAGGCTGATGTCGAGATCGGAAATTGTGCCTGTGTAGATCGTCCGGTAAGTGTTGGTTGAGTCCTTGACCTGAATCTGAATGCTGTCGGATAGGTTTACGTTTAGCGCGGTATCTGCATCAGTCCAAAGCCTTACATTGGCAATGCCGACTAAGGCTTGCTCGTAAATGTCGCGGCGGCCAAGACTTATTGAAATGTTGCTGATTGTGTTATCTGCATACTCATTGACCCCAGCAAAGATTACTTTTGGGTATGGCGTGTATACGGTCACAGTGTTGCCCCAACAAAGTTGACTGCGCCTGTGCGCCTTGCGCTATCTTGTAGGAGTTTCTCTATTGATCGGCGAGCAGATTCACCATCGATAATGCCGTTCATGTTGATAGTTACATTTTGTCCACCAGCACTGTTAGGTCGTATCGATCCCGATCCATTTGGTACAAAGAGTTCAGGGCCAAACTCGCCAACACGGTATGCCTGACCACCCATGACTGAACCACCAGCTGCTCTTGCCTTTGGTCGAGGCGTAAATCCTGCCTCTGGAAGATTTATGTTAAGCGGATTTTGAATAAATCGCAATGCAGGCAGGGCGGCTTGGTAAGCATTTGAAATAGCGTTTATTGCATTTGCAACCGTTTCTAATGATGCTGCAATTCGTTCCATCATGCTCGCAGCGCCCGGGCCACCATCTGTAACGGTTGAGAATAAATTACTAAAAGCATCCGCGACCGCTCTTAGTGCGCCGCCTAAACTAAACGCGCCGTCGCCCTCAAAATTTCCAGCTAGTTCTCTCGCACGATTGCTTAATCCCTCTGGGTCTTCCCCACTGAATCCTTTGGCAACTTTGTTAACTTCTTCAAGCAATACTTTCATGGTTGGTAGTAATGCCACACCAATGGATTCTTTAAGTTCGCCAACCCGCTCGGTAACAATAGCCAATTGCCCTGCGTAGGTTTCGGTGTTGGCCTTGGCCGCGCCACCAAATAACCGTACAAGTTCATCTTGGACTACGTTGAAATCTTTAGTTTTCTTAATGTTTTCATCAAGTGGAATGCCCAACTTAGTAAGCGCACCAATGTTGCCGTTGTAAGCCTTGGCAAGTGTCAGCGATACTGTTTCTAAATCGCGGCCAGTACCGGCTGCAATATCTAGGGCTAGGTTTGTAAGTTGTTGAGCCTTGCCAACATCACCAGTGGCGCGGGCTAAATTAGCAAGTGCCGGGCGTAACTTTGTGTCGGCTACACCAAAGGCTAATTGTTGCTTAGTAATGTAATCTTCGGTGGACTTGATCTGTGCATCCGTGGCGTTGGTTGTATTTTTTAGGGCTTCGGCAAGTTGCTTTTGACTTTGCTCATCCTCAACTGCTGCCTTTACACCATCAATACCAATTTTGACTGCATAGGCTGCGGCAGCTGCGCCAGCAACTACAAAAGCAGCTGCGGCCATTTTGCCGTATTTACCTAGTTTCTTTGTAAAGCTTTTAGTATCGTTATCTGCTTGTGCAAGACTTCGGCCAAATTGATCTACATCAGCAAGCAAATTAAGTTTGAGTGTTCTCACGTCAGCCATTGTTGTCATCCCACTTTTCTATAACTCTTTTAGTAACCGCATCTTTCCAACGGCGTGTTAATTCTGGTTGGATTCTTTTAAGTGTTAAGAAAATGCCGTAGCCCTCGTTTCCTCGACCTTGGGCAGGTGAGCGATCAGGAAAGCGTCGACCACCATTTTCAAAAAGTGCTGGGCCACCAAATTCTGAACCAAACAAAACTTGACCAGATACAGCCCCACCACTAAACCGACCTTTACTGCCACCGATTGTGACATTAGGTATCCGATCTTTGTTGGCTCGGATTGTAGCTGCAACCTTTTGGGCTTGGGCTGGCAATGGGTTTAAGTTGTAGCTGCTTTGCATTTCTGTGGCTGACCACTGGCTAATGCTTGTTACATCATCTTTTAGGGCTTTCTTTGCGCCCTCATCCATTTCGCGAAATGCCTTGTATAGCGATTTTAGATCCCGAGAGTCAGGGGTCATTTTAACTGTTACTTTGTCAGCCATGACCATTCCTCTCTGTTATCAGCTTTAAGGCTGTGTTGATGTCTGCGAGTGACCATTGGTACAGATCCGATAAAGGTATCCCGGTGACAACTGCTATTCTGACGAGTCCGTCAGCGAGTTCTCTTTTGGGCTTTCCTCGACCACCTCAAAGGTTTCAAACTCATTGGTGACCCATGCTTGCTGGCTTGGTAACTTAGTATGCCCTTGGGCCTTAGCGGCCTTGTAAAGCATGCATGTTATGACATCCAGCGAGCCTTGGCTCATTTTTTCTGCCGCTTGGCTAACTGTGTAACCGAGTTCTCTTTCAATCTCAATCCACAACCAAGCGTTTTCATCACTCACTATGTAGTTGTTGCCCTGTTTTGTTGTAATTGTGTATTGCATAATGGTTGCCCTGTTCTATTCGTTAGGCTCTGGATACTGATCCATCCTCAACAATAAAGCTGAGGCTGGTTGTTAATACGTCAGTGGCCGCGCCACCAACGGTTGGGAACACTGGAAATACGTTGCCAGTAAATGTATCGCCCGGGCCGACATCAAATGAGAATGCCAATGCAGTGTCAGGTGCGTTTTTGGCTGCATCCCATAATGCGCTAATAATTCCCGGTGATGCGGAATCGTCGAGATACATTTCTACATTAAGTGTTGCAGTCTTATCTACAGTCTTGTAAGCGCGACCTGATAGGACTTCAAGCACTTGTTGGTTATTTTCCATTTCAAGTGTAACTGTTGATGCTTGATCTGCGTACGACACCGAGTTAATGGTTAGTGTCATATTCCGACCAGTTATGTATGTTGCTGGCATGACTTGCCTTTCCTAGTTGGTTGTGACCATCTCGATGTTGAGTTGGCTGATTAGCATGTCGGCGTTTCCGATTTGCTGAACTGTTGGTTGCGACCATCCACCAAGTAAAGAAATGTTATTGGCTAATAGGTCGGTCACTGAAAAAATTAAGGTTTCCAAGTTTTTCAAAGCTGCTTGGTTATCAGCTGCATTTACAATGACTGTGATGTCAAAGCGCACATTGCAACGCGCTCCACCGATGGCACTTACTGTAATGTAAGGCGATCCCGGTACAAGCACAATGGCAGGTGGGGTGATGTTCTCATTTGGGTATGCGTAAACAACCCGACCAGCAGCTGCAAGAGTTGCGGAAAGGTTAGCCCGGTATGTTGCTAGATCAGCCAAGGTAGCCTCGGGTGTCTAGGTGCTTGCCTAGTAGGCCTGACACTCGGGTAAGCATAGAACGGCCTAGGCGGTACGGTGCTGGACTTTGGAAGTCAACACCTTGCTGGCCTAGTGTGCCTGTACGAGTGATCCAGATGTCGCA